GAAGGCGCTGATCAGCTGCATCTTCGGACTGGTGGACGAAAAGGGCATCCGGGTATACCGGGAAGTGTTCGTGGTCATGGGCCGGAAGAACGGAAAGAGCCTGCTGGCCTCCGGCATTGCGGAGTACATGGCGTACGCTGACGGTGAACGAGGCGCCGACTGCTACTTCCTCGCCCCGAAACTGGACCAGGCGGACATCGTGTTCAACGACTTCTGGCAGTCCATCAGCGCAGAACCGGATCTGATGAAGATCACGAAGAAGCGCAAGATGGACATCTACATCGAGAGCACGAACACGTCCATCAAGAAGGTGCCGTTCTCCGAAAAGAAGAGCGACGGCTTCAACCCGCACCTGACGGTGTGTGATGAGGTGGCCGCGTGGGTCGGTGACCAGGGCATCAAGCAGTACGGGGTTATGACCTCCGCGCTCGGTTCCAGGGAACAGCCGCTGATCCTGAGCATCACGACGGCGAACTACATTAACGACGGTATCTACGATGAGCTGTTCAGACGCGGCACGTCGTTCCTACAGGGCAACAGCCGGGAAAAACGGTTGCTGCCTTTTTTGTACCAGATCGACGACACGAACAAGTGGAACGATCTGAACGAATTGCAGAAGAGCCTGCCAAACCTGGGCGTATCGGTCTCGACCGGATACATCCTGGAGGAAATCGCCAAGGCCGAAGAGAGCCTGGCAAACAAGGCTGAGTTCCTCTGCAAGATGGCCTGTATCAAACAGAATTCTTCGCAGGCTTGGTTAAACGTCGAGGACATCAAGAAGTGCTTCGGCAACAACAAGACGTTGGAAGACTTCCGGCACAGCTACGCGCTGGGCGGAATCGACCTGTCCATGGCGGTGGACCTGACGGCAGCTGTGGCGGTGATCGAGAAGGAAGGCGTCAGCTGGTTCGACGTGATGTTCTTCATGCCGGCCAACAAGATCCAGGAGGCCACGCAGCGGGACGGACTGCCGTATGAGATCTACCGGAAACGCGGACTGCTGACGGTCTGCGGGGAGAACACGGTGGACTACCGTGCGGTTCACGAGTGGTTCCGCATGTTAGAGCGAGACTACGAGATCCTGATGGTAAAGGTGGGCTACGACAAATACTCGGCGAGCTACTTGATCCAGGAAATGCAGGATGACGGTTATCCGTGCGAATCCGTCAGCCAGGGTAGCAACCTGACGGGCGTCCTGATCGACATGGAAGGCATGATCAAGGACGGCCGGTTGAGGTGCATCAACGACAACGACCTGATGAAGATCCACATGCTGGACGCGGCGCTGAAGTTCGAGGAAGGAACGAACCGGCGCCGGCTGATCAAGATGAACGCACGGGCGCACATTGACGGGATGGCGGCACTGAGCGACGCCATCTGTATGCGACACAACTACTACGAAGAGTTTAGCGCTCAGCTGAGCAATGCGAGGTGAAGCTGATGGGACTGATTGATAGGCTGTTCGGAAAACCGAAGGCCATTGGCTCCGGCAGCGGTGACACGAAGTTTGAAACGTTCACCGCGTACACGCCGGTGTTCACCAGCTGGGGCGGACAGATCTATGAAAGCGAACTGGTCCGGGCCGCGGTGGACGCGAGGGCGCGGCACGTCGCGAAGCTCCAGTACACGATGGAGGGAACGGCGAGGCCGAAACTGCTGACGGCTACGAAGACCTCCCCGAATCCATGGTATACCTGGCCGCAGTTCCTGGAACGGTGCTCGAACATCTACGACATCCAGAACAACCTGTTCATCGTGCCGGTGCTCGACCGGTACGGAGATGTCAGCGGGTTCTTCCCGGTGTTCCCGTCGGCGTGCGAGGTCGTCGAAAAGCACGGCGTCCCGTACCTGAAGTACCAGTTCATGAACGGCCAGCGCCGGAGCATGGAGCTGAGCCGGTGCGCGATCGTGCCGAAGCATCAGCTGACGGACGATTTCTTCGGCGAGAGCAACAACGCGCTCAATTCCACCATGCAGCTGGTCAACATGGTCAATCAGGGCATCGTTGAGGGAGTTAAAAACGCAGCGACGTTCCGGTTCATGGCCCAGCTGACTGGCAAGGCTTTCGACGAGGACCTGCGGAAAGAGCGGAAGCGGTTCGATGAAAATAACTTCCAGGACGGCGGCGGCGGACTGCTTCTGTTCGGCAACCAGTACACGAACGTTAAGGAACTGAGCCAGAAGAGCTACACGGTGGACGCGGAACAGCAGAAGCTGATGCGCGAGAACGTGTGCAACTACTTCGGCGTGCCGGAGAGTGTGATCCGGAACGAGGCAACCGCAGACGTGATGGACAGCTTCTTCAACGGATCCATCGAGCCGTTCGCGATCAAACTTTCCGAAGCCCTGACCAAGATGGTCTTCACGGAACGGGAGCGGAACGGAGGGAATCAGATCCTGTTCACGGCGAACCGGCTGCAATATATGAGCGCGAACACGAAGATCTCGATGGCGCAGCAGCTGGGAGACCGTGGCGTGCTGACCATCGACGAGATCCGCGAGTTGTTCAACTACGCGCCGCTTCCTGACGGCGCCGGCAACTACACGCCGATCCGCGGTGAGTACAAAAACGTCCAGGACAAAGGGGACGAGGACGACAAGCAGGACGAGAAGGAACCGGCTGCGGACCCGGACCAGAAGGAGGAAGAAACCGATGAATAAAGAGACGCGATACCTGGAGTTCGAGATCCGGGCAGAGCAGAGCGAAGAGAAGGGCAGCGTGATCACCGGCGAGCCGATCGTGTTCGGCCAGATCACGGACCTTGGCATGTTCCGGGAGACGATTGACGTCGGTTCCCTGGACAACACCGACCTGAAGGACGTGCGGTTCCTTGTGGGCCATGACTTCAGCATGGTTCCCCTGGCACGGAGCCGGAACAACAACAAGAACAGCACGATGCAGCTGACGGTCAACGAAGCGGGCATGGGAATCCGGGTCAACCTGGACACGGACAACAACCCGCGGGCAAAAGAGCTTTATTCCGCCATCAAGCGCGGTGACATAACCGGAATGTCGTTCGCGTTCACGGTGGATAAAGATAGCTGGGAAGATCTGGACACCGAGTCGCCGTTGAGGCACGTCCGTTCTGTGGGGCGTGTGTTTGAGGTCTCGGCCGTGGCCTTCCCCGCATATGAAGGTACATCCATCCAGGCGGCTTCTGAAGGCGGTGCGCTGGAGAGCGCAAAAGCCTCGCTGGAGAGCGCAAGGAAGCAGGCCGAGGAGGAACGTGCCGCTGCAGCTGAACAGGAACGCCGGAGGGCGGTACTGGAAGAGCTGAACAACCTGATCGGAGGTAACAAGAATGAATCTTAAAGAGATGAACGTGGACCAGCTGGAGGCCCGTAAGGCGGAGATCGCCGGCATGAGCCAGGAAGCGCCCACGGAAGAACTCGAAGCGCGGGTCACTGAAATGAAGGCAATCAACGCCGAACTGGAAGCCCGTGCTGAAGCGGCCCAGAAGGCCGAAGAACTCCGGCAGCAGATTGCTTCGGAGAATATCACCCCTATCAAAGAATTCAAGGAGGGTAATACCATGGAAAATCGTTTCGCCATTGACACCCCGGAATACCGGGCTGCGTTCCTGAAGGGCCTGCAGGGCAAGGAACTGAATGAAGAAGAGCGCACCGCCCTGGCCGGCGGTTCCAACGCCATCCCGACCCAGACGATGAACGAGATCATCCATAAGCTGGAACTGAACCCCATCATCGCTGCGGTCGACGTGACCAACATCCCCGGCTACGTCACCTATCCTGCTGAGAGCGTCGTGAACGAAGCCTCTTGGCTCGACATGGGCGTGGAGAGCACCGATTCCACCGATGCGATCACCAGCATCACCCTGGGCGCCTACAAGCTTATCAAGACTGTCGAGATCACCGCTGATGTGGACGCCATGAGCATCGACGCCTTCGAGACCTGGCTGGTCAACCGCCTGGTCAACAAGATGGAAAAGGCTATCGACGCGGGCATCATCGCCGGCACCGGCACCACGCAGGCCACCGGTATCGTTACCACCAAGTCCACTGCGGACGGCACCTTCAAGCGCGCCGGCATCAAGTGGACCGACCTGTGCGCGATCATGGGCAAGCTGCCCGGAGAATATCACAACGGCGCGAAGTTCGTCTTCAACCCCGAGTTCTTCTTCGGCAAGGTGATCGGCATGGCTGACACCGCCGGCCGCGCTGTCGTCGTGCTGGATCCGCAGGGTCCGGTCAAGTACAACGTGATGGGCTATCCGGCCATCCTGGACGCGAACCTGGATTCCGAGAACGTCCTGTTCGGCGATCTGAGCGCCTACAAGTTCAACTTCGCCAAGGCTGTGGCGGTTGAAAAGTCCAAGGAAGCTGAGTTCCGCAAGGGCTCCCAGGTCTACCGCGCCATGGCGCTGGCGGACGGCAAACTGGGCGACACCCACGCCATTGTGCGCTACGTGGCCACGACCTGATCGGCCTGAAAACTGAATACCGCAGGGGCGGGGGAGCAATCCTCCGCCCTTCGACTTTCAAAAGGAGTGCTGCCTGATGAAAACACTGATTGCCATCCCATGCATGGACACGATTGAATCGGACTTTGTGGAAAGCCTGATGAACCTTCGCCACGTCGGCGAGGTAGAGATCAAACTGCTGAAGGGCACGCTGGTCTATGACGCCAGGAACCAGCTGACGCAATACGCGCTGCAGAAGGGCGGATTCGACTACGTGCTGTGGCTTGACTCGGACATGACCTTCGGGCCGGATTTGATGGAAAAACTCATGGCCGACCTTGAAGAGAACAAGGACATCAATGCCGTGACGGGGCTCTGCTTCGGACGGCGTCCACCGTTCAAGCCGTGCATCTTCAAGAAGCTGGAAGTGGTCCAGCGCGGGCAGATGATCATGCCGGAGTGTGAGAACTGGTTCGATTATCCGAGGGACCAGCTGTTCGAGGTCAAGGGCTGCGGATTCGCGTGCCTGATGATGCGGACGAGCATGCTGGAAGCCATGGGAATCTACGGCGTGCCGTTCTTCCCAGTCGGCGGACTCGGCGAGGACCTGACCTTCTGCTGGAGGGCCAGCAAACTCGACCTGAAGATCCACTGCGACAGCCGGCTGAAGATCGGACATATCATGCGGTCCGTGATCGACGAAGAGACGAGGGATCAATGTTTCCAGATGGCGGCGGAGGACTGACCATTCGGCCTTCGGGCTGTTTGGCAGGGCGGGAAGCAGCACTCGCCCGCCCTATATCGAAATGAGGTGAGCATCAATGCTGAAGGAAGCAAAGCTGGCAATGGCGATCACGAACACCGCCTACGACGCGGAAATCGCGGGTCTCCTGGAGGCCGGTGCGCGTGATCTGGCGGCTGCAGGTGTAAGGCTTCCCGGCAGGGTTGCTTTTACCGTTTCCACGACCGGAGCGGTTACGGACGCGAGTTCGATGAGGGATCCTCTCGTACTGCGGGCGCTGATCACTTATGCGCGGATGTACTTCCGCAGCCCGGACGATTACGAC